GGTCGCCATGCACGCGCAGATGCATCCATCGCGATCACACTCCGAACAGTTCCCCAGCAGACAGTTGACGCAGATGCGTGGGCCGACAATTGCCGCCGCCGCTCTCTTCGCGGGACGGGCGCGGCGTGATCGTTTGCGGCAATCGCAGCGCTCCACTCGGCGATTGCCGTAGGCGTCGATCATCACCAAGCGCCATCCGGAGCCGTCGCACATCGGGCAGCTCTGAGTCATGAGGCCAGCTCCAATCGGGCGGCGTCGCGGGCCTGCACGATCTCCTCGAACTTGTTTCGGTCGCCGCCCTTGTCGGGGTGATGAATTTGCACCAGCGAGCGGAAGCGCTCTTCGACCATTGGCCAAGTGGCGGCTGCCGTCGTCGATATGCCGAGAACCTGACGCCACGGCCTCGACGCACTTTCAGGAAGGGCCGCGAATCCGAGGAAGGCGCGTTCAAGAATCATCGCGCCGCCATGCCGCTCAATGGCACGCATGGCTTCGAGTGTGGCCGCCATCGCCGCGATGTTATCCGCGACGTGCTGATAGCGATCAATCGCCATGCACCGCATCCCGCTCTTTTTCGTCTGCCAGTACACCGCGACGCCGGGATCGCTCGGCTCCTGGTCGCTGCGCGGCATTCCATCGAGACGAAGCGGAATATTCGTCGAGACGATGATGTCGTCGGAGTTGATGCCCATCAGCCGAAATTCGTTCAGCACGCGCAGAGTGGCGTCCCGCACCGAAATCCACTGATTCCCCGTTTTGAAGTGGCCGAACTTTCGCGACTGGGTGCGCTTCCAGCCGTCCGGCCAACACAACGGAAATGATTTGCGCTCGCTCATAGCGGAGTCCGCTCCCGTCTGCCCTCGAAGTCGCGCCGCCGCGCTTCTGCGGTGTGGAACGATTCGGAGTAGAGCCAGCGGGCAGCGCGCCAGATGGCTTTCAGAATTTTCACGCGGTCCTCCTTCCAGTTTGCGGTGGTCATCGAACTTCGCCTTTTAGAGAAATCGCGCGGATGAGAAAGACGACACCGCTGAGATTGCCGTTGATTTTCTTCAGGCTTATATGGGCCTTTCGCACCGCTTCGTCGAACGATTGCGCGATCACGTAAAAGTTTTCTCGCGTCAGTCCCTCATCCCCAACTGCCACTTCGTAGACGTATTTCACGCGGTCCTCCTGATTTTCCGGGGCGGGCTTGTGGCAATCCTTCGCTGGATCCGATTTTCCCTTCTGCTCACTGCCCGCCCCCGGAAACTTGGCTCAACAAAAATCTGGCTTGCGAATGTCATCGCCTTCAACTCACTTGTGGATGTAGCCGCACCCGTTGCACACGCTGTCGTTGCCGGGCACGCACGCGATGCCCGCATTGCACCAGCAGCCGCACACCGAAACTCCCGAACCCGGTGGACCGTAGATGCACTGACAGCCCGAAGGCGACGTGTCCTCGGGTCTGGGTTGCAGCTTCGACTGCGACACGAGCAGCAGTCCGGGCAGTGTGTCGCGCAACTCGAAGCGAGCATGCCGCGCGAGCGTGGGCAGGGTCAGAGCAGGAAGCGCCACAGCCGGAACTGGAGCGGTTGCTGTCTGCGATTGCGCACTCGCGGGCAATGCCAGAAGCATCGTCAGCGCGAGCAGAGCGACAGAGAAAACGTTTTTCACGTTCAAAGCCTCCCGTTGTTTTGGTTGGCTTGCGAATTTGGATCGTCGAATTTTCCGTCATGCGGTTCACGGTTTCGCCGAGCAGTAGCAGATCATCGGGTTGCCATCGGTCCCGCCGATACACCAGTAGCTCTGGCCGGGAGGACACTTCTGGTTGGGCGGCGGGTTCGGGATCGCGTCGGCCTCCAAGAATGTACAGGCCGCCAGGATCAGGAAGAGCGCGCACAGTTTGAGTCGGTTCATGGTTTTGGTTGACCTCCTTTCCGGGGGAGCATTGCGAAACAAAACTTTTTTCTCTCGGCTTCACGTCTCCGAACTTTGCGCCGATGGGATGGGTCCCGGCCCACCGACCATTTGCTCCTCGCGAGGCTGCTCAAGTTCAGACATATCGCCGAAGAGCTTAAGCAGTTCTCCGTAGCTCGTTTCCGTCGGCGGCGCGGTCGAGCAGTTCACAAAGTTCTCCGTGCGATTCGGACAGCGCAAGTGCTCCATCAGCGCATCGAGCACGGCCATTTGCTGCGAACACGTCAATCGGAAAACGATTTTGAATTCCGCCAACTCTCACCACCTTTCGACAACGATTGCGGGCAGGGACCCCGCGTGCTTTCGCCCACGCCTCTGCCGCGTAGACGAAAAGAATTGAGGGGAGGAACCCGCAGAGCATCCCCACTTCGAACAAGAGCTTGGTGAAGAGCCAGAGGTCGGTCATGCCGAAGCCTCGCACGTTGACGCCTGCAGGCGGCATGACGACGCCGGCAGAGGATCCTCGCCAAAGGGAAGCGGGATCTCGCCAGCAAACCAGCGGTTGTACTTGATTCCCGGTCCCCGCAGATATCGAGTCAGCGGCGGCCGCTTCGGAGCTCGAGGCGTGAAAAACTGGAGACAGCGCACATGGCAGTTGTCACCGACGCGAACAAGGTAGGCCTTTTCGTGCCGCACTCCCCCGTAGGTGCTCGACCATTGCGTGTGGAACCAAATAATCCGCTCGCGGGCGATCCAGATGTATTGCCGGAACAGCGCGACCTTCATCTGCGCGTTGAAATGAACGTAGGGCGGATCAAGAATCACCACGTCGAAGCTGTCACGACCGAACGGCGGAGCCCACGCATCGGCGATAACATCCGGGCGGACGATGCGATCGATATCCATCCGAACCCCAAATCGGGCGCGGCCGCCAAAGGGATGCAGCACGCGCTTGCCGGCGCATTCGGCCCGGAGTAACTTCTCGACGTTCGGCGGAAAACTCCAGCGATTACTTCGTCCCTTGCCGGAATTCGCGCACCAGAGAACATCAACCGGAAATGAACGCACTGACGAGGTCCTCGGCATCTTCACGCCACCTCCCGCGAGAACCGCACCACGCGTTCATCCCCGCAATACGGACAGCACCCAAACAATCCGTTCCCCACCTGAAACTCCGCCACAAATCGCTGCGTCTTTCCGGTGCACTTGCAGAAATCTTCGAACTCGATGGGAACCTGCAGTTCGGAAATCGGGAGGACGGCGGGAGCTGTCGCAGTAGTTTCCCCCTCACCGCCGTCCTCGCGGCCGACCGGGAACCGGGGGATCTCGGTCGGCAAAGTGAAGTCGAAGTCTGTCATGCTCGCTCCGAACTTGTTTGAGTGGCGCGGTAGCGCACGATGTTGAACTCGTCGCGGAATTTCTCGACCAGGCCCATCGCGCACAATTCGTCGAGCGTGCGGGCCACTTCGGCGCGCTGCATGCGGACCGCGAGCGTCTGCCGACATTTCTGGGGAGCGGGTTGCGGTTTGGGGTATGATGCTAGCGACGTTGCAGTTGCCATTTCCGTTTTCTCCTTTGGCCAGGTTGAAAACACGTTTCAGGGTGCGGCGCGGATCATCACTCCGCGCCGTTTCACTTTCTAGGGACTCGCTTCCATCTGATAGCCCCAAAACTTCAGGGCCTCGATGACGGACTCTTCGGTGCGGTGCCACCGTTCGCAGACGGCGCTCAGTGCGGCGCGCCAGCTCAGTTTGGGCCGATAGCGCGGATCGCCAGGCTCCAGCTCTGTACCGTATTCGCTGTGAGTGCAGCCCTTCATAACGACGGCCATGTTGGCGACGAACTTCGCGCAGTCGCGTTTCGTCAGCTTCGGCTGGGGAGCGCGCTCGGTGCTGCGGTGCTCGGGCTTTTCCGCGGCGGGAGTGGCCCGCTGTGGAGCTGGCGCGGCGGGAGCTGGAGACTTCGGTGGGGGCGCGGTGGGTAGTGCGGGCTTGCGGATCGGCGTCACTTCGCCCGCGGATTCGGCGCGGTGGGCCTGCCGCCATTGCATCAGCAGCGAAATCGGCAGGCGGTGCGTGGTCACCCGGCGATAGAGCCCATTGTCGCTGTCGGTGCGCGGGCGAATCCAGATGTGGTGACAGTTGCCGCGGCGGTCGCGGTGCGCGATTTCAAGCAGGCCCAAATCTTCCGCGGCTCTGAGGTTGTAGCGCACGGTCGAATCGCTGCGGTAGTAGCAGGCCTTGCGGTAGTCACCCACGGCTTTGAACAGTTGCACATCGGCTCCGAAGGGGCGGCCGGCGGCGATCCACATGCCGCGCAGGAAATGCCGGAAGCGTCGCGAGAGCAATTCCGCCGGGCAGGTTTCGAAGAAATTCTCGATCTCGGCGCGGGTGAAGAAATGGCGCTGATTTGCGCTTTGGGAATCGCCCGAATTGCGGTAAGCTGTCGCTGTTGACGCTGCCATCGGCCTCAACTCTGTACTCAAGCGGCGCGAATTCACAGTTCGCGCCGTTCGCTTTTTCAGGCCGCCGGATCGCGGCGGCGGAGCTCGTCCAGCTTCACAGACCGGACAGGCTTACGAGGCGACGATGCGTCGCCCCAAACTTTGTCGTGGAGTTTCCCGAGCTTGGCTTCGCGCGCGGCGAGAATGCGCGGCCAGACCTGGTCCGGATGACACTGCAACACCTGCCACGTCGCCGCCTCGTACGGCGTCGCGTAGCCATGCAGCGACCAGCTGGGGATGCCGTGCTGCGCCCAACGAGTTGCGATCCACGCGATGCGGAGATCATCGCGGAGCCAGGGATCGGTTTCTTGCTTTTCCGCCGCTTCCAGGTGGAGCAGGACTCGCCCTGTCCAGCTCACGCCGTCTTGCCCAACTGCACTCACGCGCTCCTGGGGAAGCGCGTCGAAACTTATACGCTGTAAAACCTCAACCTGAAACGACCGAGGCCAAATTTTTACGGAAACCGGAAAAAGGGCGAGCGCGGCGGCCCAGAACACCGCGCGGGCCAGCAGGCAGTTTTTCATGCAGTCGCCGCCTGGGCTTGGGAGTCAGAAACCGCCGTGGAGGGCTTGCGCGCGGAGAGCGGCAAGGTCTGATAACAGGTACGGGGTAAACCTTCCGCCCCGACTTCATTGAGGTTCGGAGGGGCACCGTGCGGCGGCGGATGGGGCGGCCCGGCGTTCGGGTAGCGCTCCCGGTCCCACTTCATGGTGCGGCATTTTTGGTTGGGGCAGCGACGAGGGGGATTCTTGCGGCGCGGAATCCAGGCGGTCCCGCACATCTGGCACTCGTACCCTCTGCCTTCCTTCGTGACGATGACCTTCACGACTTCAGCCATGCGAGCCAGTATCCATAGCGAATGACAATGCGTCAAGGGAAATCTGTGAACCCTTGTGGAAATGTTGCCCTTGCAGGTTCACCCGCCCCGAAGTGTGTCAAATTTTACCCACCAGTTCTTGCCGAACGATGAAGACTGCCGAGCGGCAATTCCTGCCGAACGACAGAACCTGTTGAACGGCAAAAAAAAGCTCTGAAGTATCTCAGTATCTAGAAGGAAAGAGCAGTTGAGGGTTTTAGGTTTTGAAAGACTAGAAGCTTCCCCCCTCACCCCCATCGCCGTCGGCGCTGCCTGAAAATCACGCGGAAGCGCGCAAACCCCGCGCGCGATCTCACCCCAAGGCTTTTATTTGGACGAGCAACCCCAACGGCTCGCCTGTCGAAGCGGCGAAGCACGCCAGGTTCCACTCGGAAAGGGAGACAGCGGGAGAACTGCAGGCGGGAAAAACTACCAGCGCGGACCGACGTTGTGGTTTGCCCATCGCGCCAACAGGATCACGAAGGCGACGCCGGCAACAACGCCGAGGGCGAAAATCAGTAGCGGGTGCATCAGTCGAGATTCTTGGTCGAGAACTTCCAGGGCCGGGCCGCGGCGTGCGCCCAGACTTTCCCTTCCCCGCCATTCGCCGCTTCGGCGGCGGCTTCGGCGAGTTGCGCGGTCACGAGCAGATGTTTGCCTTCTTCCGAGATGCGGACGGCGCGGGTGTAGTCGGAGATCCGCTTGGCGGTTTTCAGTTTGAAGATTTTTCCCGCCAGCTCCGCGGCCGCGTGATCGGCCTTGGCGTACAGGGCCGCCGCCTTTTCCTGGAGACGTTCGATCCGCTGGTGGGCGCGGAGGATGGCGGCTTCGCGTTTGGTGAGGGGCATCAGGTTTTACAGCGAGAGTCCGTCGAGGGCGACCGCGGCGTTCGCCAGCATGCGCGCCAGGCGGATGTAGTTGATCGCGACCGTGCGATCCATTCCAGGCGGGCAGTTTTGCAGAATCACTTCGGCAAAATTCTTTCCGGCTTGGTTGATCGCTGCGAACTTCGCCAGCGTGGTCGGCGTGGGCGGGTGATAGTTAAAAAGCGCGTCGACGATCTGGGCCTCGGTCATCAGCGGCCGGTTGCAGCCCGCGCTCATCTGGTCGCAATGTTCACGTTCCCACATTGCACGCTTCTCGCGGGCTTCGCGAATTTCGCGCGGCTCAACTCCCTGCGTCTTTTCGACATCGGCTTCTGGGTACATGCGGCCACTGTACTTTCGTGCGCTATTGTCGAGCAAGGTTCCCGAAGTAACCAGCTGTGCTAGAGTTTGTTAACAAACCCCAAGCGAGTTTGTTAACAAACCCCCAGGAGGGAACCAAACATGGGCCGTCCCCGTCCCGCGCAAGTCTGCTGCTCCTCGAAATGCCGCCGTGAAATTCAGCCCACCGAGAAGGGCATCGCCGTCACCCTGTTCGCGCAAACCCTGGGCATGGGCACGCGCAAAACGTCCAAGTCCGAACGGCTCTATCTCTGCCCCCAGTGCGCCTTCCGCGTGGCCAGCGACACCGAGCCCTCGAAAAACGCGCCGGTCGATCTGGCTTTCTTCCGCGTGCTGCTCGACATCGCGGGCCTCGATTCCGCCGTGACCGATGCGATGGTCGAGCAACTGCAGGAGCGCCGCCAGGCGATTCTCTATCCCACGGCCCAGCTCGGCGAGGGGGAAATCCTTCCGCCCCCGCCGCGGCGCTTGCGCGAAGCCAGCTAGACCAACTTCTTGATGTTGGCGATCTGCCCTTTCACGTCGGCGATCAGCGTCTGGTCGAGGCCTGCGTTCAGCAGATTCTGTTCGGCCGCAGCGTCGCCCTTGTCGAGGATGTCGGCCACCGATTCGAGCAGGCTCACTCCGATGTTGATGTAGGTGGACGCTCCCGGAATCACGGCGTTGGCGACGGCTTCCACTTCAGGCGCGTCGGCCGCGACTTTTTCCACCGCGACATCCACGTCCGCGGCGGCTTTTGCGATGTCGGCTTTCAGCTTCTGGGCTTCGGCGACGGCTTTGGCGATGACACCTTTGAAACTCATTTGGTTTTCTCCTCAGTTTGAAATCGAGCCAGGTTGTCCGCGGCCAGCATGTCCTCTGGCACGGTGAGCGTTAAAAATCCTTTGGTCTGTAAATTCCGCAGCGAGAGATACACCGCGGTCGCGGCATCTTTCAGGGCTTGCCCTTCGCCCGTGATCAGCACCCACTTGGCCGAGCCCGAGCGCCACATGGCCGAGATCCACGCGGAATAGGCGGAGCTGACGAGCGCGTTGATGACTTCGCGTTCGAGTCCGGCGGTCTTCCCGCCCTCGAACATCGAAACCGGATCGGGGAAATCGACTAAGCCCATAGCTATACCTGCGGCGGAGCGTTCAACTTGCCGAGGTTCGACGGAATTTCGAGCGCGATGACCGCGGTGATGCCGCCGTGCAATCCCGCCCAGAAATATCCCTTGAGACAGACTTCGGTGAGACAACCATGCGCGTCGGCGAAGGCGTGCTTCACCGCCGCGACGAACGCTCCCCCGGCCAGCATGATTACGACTTGCACGGGATGGGGCAGGGAATTCCACCAGGCGCGAACTTTGGTGAGCATGTGAGTTGATCCTTTCGGGAGGGTTACTGCCAGGTGCCGGTCTGAATCTGAATCGAAAGTCGTGTGGCCCGCGGCCCCACTTGCCGCGCCCAGAGCGAATCGAGCATCGCGCCCGCCGCCCCGGAGAAATTGCCCGCCTGCATCTTGGCGAGAAAATCGTGGAACTCTAGAAGCCCCCCGATGCCCATGTTGAATGTCATGTTGAGCAGCGCCCCTTTTCTCACGTCGTCGAGGGTCGCGGTCCAGGGCAACTTCGCGGCGAGGTCGGCGGTCGCGTCGGCGATGTCGTTGGCGAGAAGCAGTTGCGCTTCCTGAAAGCTGATGCCCTTGTCCGAGAGATTGCGTCCCACGCCGATCGTGAGTTTCCCCACCGAGTCGGGGTAGGGCTTCAGGCGCAGCTCCTCGTCGCGCACGAGCTGGTCTTTTAAATTGGAGATCATGTTCTAAGAAACTCGGAAGCGAGCGTTCATAGCTTTGAGTTAAGGCAGGGAAGGGAAGCGGAAATCTAGTACGTTACCCAGTTGGTGCCGTTGCACATGACCGGAGCCACTACCGCGCCGCCGCTCGCATAGGTTCCGAGAAACGTCGGCGTGGTCGCATCACTCACCACGGTGCGTCCGCCTTTCCGGGCGCTGTTGCAGGCCGGAATCGCAGTTCCCGCGGCGCTGTAAATCACGCTCGGAATCAGCACCCCGGAGTAGTCCATACAGACCAGCAGGGTTCCCGGCGTGGTTCCCGTGGCCGTTCCGTCGTGCCAGGTCTGTTGGCAGTTGGTCCCGGTCAGATTGGTGGCCGTCAGTTGCGGATCGACGGACAAAGCCGTGGTGGGTCCGCTGGTCGTGCCCGTGATGGTGGGATTGATGTTCACGCCGATAAAACTCGTGCTGCCGGCGGTGGGATCAAATTCCGTGCCCACCCAGACGCCAATATTTTTCGAGGAGCCGGAAGCGGGCTGAAACAGCTCTTTCCCGTAGCCTCCGATCGTGCCGCTTAAATTGATTCCCCCGAGCACGATCCCGTAGTTGGGTCCGGTCGTGTTGGTGCGCGTGACCTGGCCGCCGATATCCACGTCCGCCGCGCCCCCGGTTCCGGCATTCCCCAGCAGTCCCGTGCTCGTCGCCGCCGCTTGCGCGAAGAAATTGTAGCCTTGGCTGTTGGTGACCCCGTCGCTCGGTTGCACTCCGATCTGCCCTGCGATATTCGCGAAGCCGTTGTTGATGTTGGCAAATGCGAGTTGCGGTGCCCCTTGCGCGGAGGAATTCACCGAGGCGAAGAAGATCGAGCCGCCCGCGTTGGCCGGGTTGTTCCCGGTGAGGGAAAAGAACAGGCTGGGATTGTTGTTTCCGATGTTTCCCTTCGAGAAAATGTCCCACTGCATCTGCTGCGAAATGGTGCCGGTCCAGCTGTTGGCGGTAAATTCCAGAGCCGGCGTCGTGTTGACCGACGTCGCAGTGGCCGTCGCGGAGTTGAGGAATTGCAACACGCCCAGCGGCGCGGAGCCGGCCACTTGCTTCAGGGTGAGAGTGCTTTGCGCCGACGAAGCGGTGACCCCGCTCTCGGCCACGCTGGCCTGATTGGCATGGTTGCTGGGATCGTCGAAGGTGATCGAGGTCGCCGTGTTGGTGATGAGGGAAACCGGCACGCCGTTCAGCCAGGTGCAGGTCGTAAAACCGGCGAAGGTCACGATGGCCCCCACGCCCAGCGGTCCCGCTTGATTGGTGGGGAACACCGTCATGCCCGTTCCCGTGAGAGTGACCACTCCGGAAGTTTCCGCGCAATGGGAAACCAGTCCCGCCGCCATCGTGGTCGAAGTGCCGGGAATATCCTGCAGCGTCCAGCCGTCCGTCGCCGAAGCCAGCGTCGGTCCCCACCAGGTGCCGTTCCATCCCGCGTAGGGCGAGGATTGCGGCGTCGAGGAAGTCGCGGGCGTCGAGTTGGTCAAGTTGAAGTTGCTGCTGCCCCCGCTCCCTCCGCTGGCCAGAACCCAGCTTCCGCCCGGAGTGGGGCAGGTGTAGATGTTCCCGTTCGAACTGTTCATGTAAATCACGTTCGTTCCGGGACAGGTGCCCGAGGGCGCACCCACACCAACTTGCATGCTGATGGGATAGTTCGACGGGCCGGGCGCGCCCTGCGCGAAGACCAGCGCACTCGCAAACAACAGCAGAGCAGGCAGAAGAGAGAGAAAGTTTTTGATTTTCATTTGGGACCGATCGCGAACCAGGTGTAGGGGGCTCCATCGGAGCTGTTGACGGTGACGCTTGTATTCGTGATGCTGCCGGAGTAGTTGGTCGTTCCGATTCCCCCGGTGGTGAAGAGCACGACCGGCGTCCCGCTGAAGGCAGGGCTGAAGGTGATCGTGCCCGAGCCGGTGCCGGTGCCGAACTCGATGCGCAGCCCGGAGGACGGGGCAGTGATTGGTCCAGTGCCCGTTCCGGCATCGACGCAATTCCCGTTCGCATCCGTCGTCACCCCATCGCCAGAGGTGAACGATCCGGTGCAGGCGAAGAAATTCGCGCCCGTCGAGCCCTGCACGCCCGTTAAAGTCTGCGAGCCGCCGACTTTGTAGGAGAGCGCATCGAACGGTCCGGCAAACGCGGAATCATCGCCCAGGCGAAGTTGCAGGCCGGTCGAAACCGGCTTCAGCATGGGGAACGAGGAAGTGAATCCCCCGAACCACAATTTCGCGGTCGCTCCGGTCAGCGCGAAGCCGCCGGCAAAACTGGCCGTGCCCACGTCGGAGGAGTTGACGCCCAGGCCTTCGTTGGCGTTGTTGGCGAAGTTGCGCCAGAAAATCGAATCGGAGTTTGCCAGGGCGACGGCGCCGGCGGTGGCGGGATTGCTTGCAGTCGAGAGGAACTGCGCCGCGGAACTCGTGGCGGTGGCGGCCACATTCGCCGCGCTGATGTTCGCCGTCGAAACGATGTTTCCGGTGGAGAAGTTGGCGCAGGTGTTGGGTACGCCTCCAAAGGAGCCGGCATCGTTCGCTTCCAGTTCGCAGTTGGAGCCGCCCGGCGAACCGACGGCCACCGTGGTGACGAACGGCCCCATCGAAATTCCATTCACGGTGAGCGTGTAGGCATAGGTGCCGGAGGGCGTGTAGACGCCCAGGTTGCCGAAATTGTCGCCCGTCGCCTGGCAGGTGTTTGAATCCTGCAGCACGATCTGCGCGTTGGTCGGGCATGGCGAGACCGAAGTCAGAGAAGGGTACGTGTTGGCAAAATTGGTGCACGGGATCGCGTTCGCAGGGTAGTTGCACCATTGCAGGCTCACACCCGGCAGAGCCACCAGGAAAGGCAGCCCGGAGCCGGAAGTGGTCACCGCCCCGGCCGAGCCCGGCGCTCCTAAATCCCAGCGCGTGTTCTGGGCGTGGGCGACCCCACTTAGGTAACAGACCGTAACCAACACCAAAGTGAGCCAGGCGATCGGGCTTCGGTGGTCTGGCGGACGGAGCTGGGGTGAGAGAAGATTAGTCATGATCAAACCAACCGCGCGGTGTCCGTTTTGCAATGAGGCGAAGAGTCATTTCACCGACCTCGATATCTGCTGCATTTGCGACGACTGCGTACTTGCCGGCAAAGCCAAATTTCTCGGCATCACCAAGCCCGATTCTCCCGGCGTCACTCCGGTTGGGGGAGAGATCGCGCGCCTCGCGCGGCTCGCGCCTGGGCCAAACTTCGCGTAAGAAGATCAGTCAGGTCTTCGTTCTCGCCGGGAACCTGCGGCGCGCCTTGCTCCTGGATGCTTGCCGCGTGCTCTCTCAGGCGGTTTAAGAGCGGATCGGCGGTTCCTGCCGGTGCTGCTGTGGCTGGCGCGGCTGTCGGCGGTGCCTCTGAAGGCTCGGCCGCGATCGGCCGGGCTGTTACTTCACCAGGCCGCGCAATCCGAGTGACGGCGCTCTCGGGAACTTCACCGTGAAACTTGAACCAGTTCGGGCCATTGGGACCGGGCCGGGCGGAAAATCCCGGCGCTTGGCTCAGATCAGTCGAGATCAACTCCTGCGGCTGGCCTTCGATGTCCTCTCGGCCCGGCATCATGCTCTCGGCTTCGGCTTGTGAGGCCGTAGCTTGTGCATGGCCCGCAGGACGATAAGGAATTCCTTCCTCGCCAATTGAGCGAGAGCGATAAACGCGGGCTTGAGCGGTTTGGCTGGGCGAAGGGATATCCTGCGCGGGTTTCGCTTTCGCGGGGCCGGTGTACTCGTCCAATCCGCCGGCGAAGGGTTTGTTCTCTGATGTGGCGTCGAGCGGTTTCGCGATGCGGGGCTTCGGTTCGTCGAGCCCGCCGGCGAACGGTTTGTTTTCGGTGGTGGCGTCGAGTTCTTTCGGCAGCTCGCGCGGGATTGCCTCTGGCGTGGCTTTCGGCGTGGCGATCCGCCCGAGAGCGGTGCTCGGTTCGACAGCCGGTTGCCCGCCAGTTTGCAATCCGCGCGCCTGCGTGACTTCCGCCGGCAACTTCGGCGCGGTGGCTTCCCAGTTCTTTTTCACCTTGCCGAGCGCGCGCACGCCAGGAATATCTTCGGCGACATCCGCGGCCGTTTTTCCCGCGGTGCGTGCGATCCGGTTGACGGCCGCGCCTGGGGTCCTCGCAGCTTCTGCGCCGGCTCCGATCGCTCTGCCTGCGCCTTCGGTCGCGGCCGCAGTGAGCGCCTGGCCGGCCAGATCGCCGGAAGTGTCTTGCAAGGCTTTCCCGTAATGACTGAGCGGATCGGGCGAGGCGTTGATGTCGTGAATTGCTGCGGGAATTTGTGTTGCATCTTTGGCGGTCTGTCCAATCCCTCGCAGTGTGCGATACGCTGGCAGCGCGAGACGAGCCCGCGGGTCAGTGCCGACGATCGCTTCTTCATCCGCTCCGTGTGTGCGGGGATCGAGCGTTTCGCCGATGCCGCGGACGGCGCTGCGAATCCCGCGCCCGACCGATTGCACTCCACTCAACGTCGGGTTGTACCAGGGACCACTGAGCGGAATCTCTTTGTCGAGAAAGCCGGGCTCTTCTTTTTTCTCGGCCGTGTCGGTCTTCGGCGCGTACTTCGCCCAGGGGCCTGGCTCGGCGGAACCTTGGCCCGCGGCCGGCGCTGCGGCTGGAGCCTTCGCGTATTTCTCCCACGGCATGGCGGGTGCGGCGGCGCTCATCTTGGCTCCAACTTCGCGGCCCATTTCCGGCTGAATCTCTGCGGGCAGCGGATTCGACACATCCATCTGCGGCGTGCCTGACCAGTTCTCACGGTTGAAGCTGACGCCTTGCGGCAGTCGCGTGATCGGGATGGTTGATTCAGAATCATCGTGCGGACGAATGTGTGTTGGGTTGGGGAGAACTCTTCCGCCGAAATCAGCGGGCGCGGTTTCGCTCGGTTCCGCCAGGCCGCCGGCTTCAAGCTGCGAGGGCGAGAGCTGCGAATATTCTTCGTCGGTGAGCGGGCGACTGCGCTGCTCGGCAGGAAGTTTCTGATACTGGTCCCAGGGAATGGTGCGAGCACTCACTGCGCTTTGTCCGGAACCTTTTCCCAGTTCTTTTGATCCGCCGGGTTGCCGCCCTTGAATTTGTAGCCGCCTTCGACCGTGCCGGCTTTGGGCGCTGCTGGCTGATTCCCGCCGCCGGGCGGAGCTTGATCGACTTGCGTGAGCGAGTGATGTGCGTCGGTCACGATCTTGCGGTGCTCTTTGGGATCGTCGGAATCGAGAAGTTTCTGTCGCGCGTCGTCGAGCGCCTGCTGCTTTTGTTGCAGCTTCGCGTTGACCGCTTCCGTCAGGTCCCGAATCTGCTTGCGCTGATCAGGCGTGATCGAGTTGGCTTTCGCGGGGTCGAGGCTCCACTGGTTGATCGAGGCTTCGAGCGATTGCCACTTCGAGCGGCCGCCGACGACGCGGGAAATTTCCGCTTCGTTCATGCGTAATCCAGATCCCGCACCGCCCGCCATGATGGTGAGCAGTTCCGGGGCGATCGTGGCATCGGCTTGCGGGGAGTTCTGCGCCAACGATTCGCGCAGACGACTCATCCGCGCCTCAGCATCTTCGATCGGCTTCGCTAGAGTGTCGAGTTTGTTGTTGTTGTAGGTGTAGCTGCGGTCGGCGCGCGCGTCGGTCGCTCCTGCTTTCTCCGGTCGAGTCGTTGCCAGCGTATAAGCCTTCACCGCGTCGGCGATGCTGGCCCCTTTGTTTTTCTTTTGATAGTCGTCGATGAATTGCTGCTCGGGAGTGTCCGGCTTCGTCGGTTTCACATCCTGCCCCGTCTGCTTCATCGCCTGGTAGGCTTCGAGATAGGTGAAGGGTTTTTGCGTCTCGGGATTCAGCCGCGGCTGGCCGTTCTCGCCGGTCATCAGATCGTGGATCGTGGTCTCTTCCGGCGTGAGCCCGGTTTTCGCCTTGTCCAGCTCGGCTTGCTTCCTCTCGTCCTCCGCCTGTTTCTCGTAAGCCGTCGAGGCCGTCTCGTAGCGCTGCTGCGCTTCCCGTTTCGGCGCTTCATAGAACTGGTCCATCAGTTTCTCGCCGACTTGCGGGTTTTTATACGACGCCGCGCCGATCGCGATCGGAGAGAGAATCTTTTCCCACAGCGGCATCTCCTCCGGCTGGAAGTCTCCGGGCTTCGGGCGCAGTCCGCGCGGGCCGGGCTGCGCATCGGGGCCAGCAATGCGCGGCGTGACGTGCGAGGCGAGAGCTTTCGATTCGAGATCTTCCGTCGAGCCCGCGGCCGGAGGTGCGGCCGCTGCAGGCGTGGCAGTGGGAGTGGGCGCGGGTAAGGCACGCACAGCGGCCGAGGGAACCGCATCGGCCATGCTGGGCCGCGCGATGCCCATGCGCATCTGATCTTCGTCGTCGAGCATGCTGGGATCGAGAGTCATGAGAGGGCCGGTTCGGCGGTTTCGCAATCAGCGGATTCGATGTAGTCCGGCAATTCCGGCTTTGCGAAGCGAATGGTCGCGCTGATATTGGGAATCATGGCCTGCGCCTTCGGGCAGAAGACGGTCTCGGCTTCATCGCGATCGAGGCAGCGGGTGCAGGCGTGATAGTGGTCGTTGTTGAACGTGAGATCGGCGAATTCGCGGAAACTGTCGTCCTGGTTGTAGCGCCGCGAGTTGAACGGCACATCGAATTCCAGGGTGTAGCGCCACACATCGGCGTCGGTGAAATGCCGCAAGGGGAAAGCGTAGTCGCAGGATCCGGCGTTCTCGCGGACATCGACCTTCAGCGGGATCGCGCCCAGGCAAGCGTCGACGTCCGACGATTTGTGGCCCACGAATCCTACGTCCCAGGGAAAATTGAAGGTCCCCGTCGGCCGCTGATAAAGGTCTTTGAAGCCGCACAAAAAAGGTTTGCCGTCTTCCGGCGCGACCACTCCATTCGGCAGGTAGAGCCAGCCCGCGCCCACCTGGTAGCAGTTGGCGATTTCGATGCGACCGTTTTTCTTGGTGACCACGGTCTGCATCGGAGGGTAGTCGTACACCTCGTAGTCGCCTTCCTCGATCATGCGCGTCGCGAAGGCAAACTTTGACGGCGAGAACGGCTCGCGGTGAAACAGCAGCGGGAACTTCAGCCCCATCCGCTTCAAAATGTCGAGGATCACCATCGAGTCTTTGCCGAAACTGGCGAGCACCACGGGGTGGCGGTATTCGCGCACCACGCGGTCGATCAACTCCTCCGCTCCGGCGATTTTCTCCGTGAAGTTCATTAGAGAGCCATCAGCGCCGCAGAGCCGATCGTCCCGGCCGCGCCGATTGCGGCGTTGCTGCCCCCGCCTTTGCCCATGCGGTCGTTGATCGCCTGGTCGGACGAGTTCAGGAAGCCGAGCGAGCTGCTGAGATCTTGCCCGTAGAGGCTTTGCAGCTGCTGCAGGGCCTGCTGGCGCTGCTGCTGCTGCAGTTGAGCTTGTTGCGTCTGGGTCGCGAGCGCATTTTGCGAGAGTTGCTTCTGGGCGGTGCGCGAGCCCGAGCCGATCGCGCCCTGGAAACCGCCGGCATTGCGCGTCCGAGCCGCCTGGAGATTGGCCTGGCCGGTGATGCCCGCGGTCGATCCGCCGAGCGACTGCTGGCTCGCCGTGTTCATGTAGGCGAGCTGCTGCGGGGTGTAGCCCTCCGGGTTGATGGCTTCGGATTCGAGCTGTGGGGTGAGGAAGCTGCTCAAGCCCCCGCTCTGGTTCTCCAGATTGGCCGACTCGCCCTGGGCCGCGCCCGCGTTGTTGAGCAGGATCTTCTTGTTGGTCGAGCCTGAAGATCCACCAATTCCCCAACCCAGGCCGGGGACCGTCGAAGCCGCTAATACCGGGTTTGCGCCTTTGCCCATAAGAAAAACTTTCTAGAGCGCCATCTGCCGCCGCGGCGCGATCGGGTCGACCATCAATCCGGGGACCAGCTTCTGCAGGCGGAATTGCACATCGGTTTCTCCCGGCAGCGGCGCGACCTGCACCATGAAAAAAATCCGCTCGCCGTGCACGCCCGCCGTCCACATCAGGTCGTAGGGCTGCGCCGTGCCTTCGTCGACGTCGGCGGAGAGCTGGCGGAAGGAACTCGGGGGCAGGGGATTGTTGAGCGAGTCGACCAGCGGCGTGAAATAAATCAGGCCCACGCCGGTCGCGTACATGGTCAGGCGCTTCAAAAGCTTGCGCCCGGTGCCGAGCTGCAGCTGCTGCTCCTGGTCGTGGTTCACGAAGCCGTAGGTGATGTAGTAGAGCCCGTCGGAATTCGCGCCACCGATCGCGCCGTAATCGTCGTCCGTCAATTTCGCGGGATCGAGGAAATAGAAATTCCCGAAGGTGCCGCCCAGGCAGAATTCGGCCTCATTGTTCGGCCGCATCAGGATCTCGCCCGTATTCATCGCCAGATTCCAGCGCGTCCACTTGCGCGTGAGATCGCTCGATTTCATGATGCCGGTCAGGGTGATGTGCAGGGGCGGGGCTCCGGAGATCTGCACCGCGGTGTCGAGTTCGCGGTAGTCCATCACCAGAATCAGGTTCGGGGTGACCGCCGCGCCGATCGGAATGCCGACGTAGATACGCCGGTTGTGGGGATCGTTTTTCGTCCACACGGTTTGCTGCGCCGCCTGGTTGATCTGGTCCCACCAGGTCTGATATTCCTGCGAGATTTTCCAGTGATCGCCGCCCGCGAAAAGATAGAGCCCTTTGGGATCGGCGGACACGTCCCAGTCCTCCGCCGCGTCGCCCGAGCCGAACTGGCCGGGATCTCCGCCGCGCAGACTCATCGCGCCGACCGAGCGCGTAATCTGGTTCACCGTCCAGTCGTCGGGCTCGTTGTCGTTGGAGCTGAACTCGTGCACCCCGGACGCGGTTTTCAAAATGGAATTGTTGCGCTGCAGCGAGAAGCAGCGGATGGGGCCGGGATCGTCCTCCGGTCCGAGATTTCCGGTGGTGAGCGCGAAGGCTTCCGGGTTTTCGACGTAACTCCAGCGCGAAAGATTGTCGCGGAAGGGATCTTCGACAAAAATGATTTCGTTTTCGCCCAGAGTCACGGTAGCGGCGTTCGAGAGGTTGATCACGTAGAGCGAGAGCAGGAGATCCGGCGGAATCGTGCTCGGGGTTTCGAGCGTGAACGCCACCAGCGAGGTGAATCCGCCGGCGGTGCCGAGCGAGTTGATGGGGATGGTCGCGGTTGAAGAAAATCCCGTCGAGACGCTCGAGAGCGAGAGCACGATGTCGCCGGGAAGATTCAGGGCGCTGGCTTTCGCCCACAGGCGGAACTGGTAGCTCGTGTTCGGCGAAATAATCGGATCGCCGAAGCTGTCGAGGTCGGCCGGCTGCGACAGCAAGCCTTTTTTGTTCCCGCTGCCGTCCCCGGTGATCTGCCAGGTCCAGCCATCCGCCCAGGGACCGCCCGCGACCAGGAGTCCGCCCAAGTTGCCTGCTGCATCCCAGCCCGAAGGGGCGTTGCTCCCCACTCCAGTAAGGGAGCCTCCGCAGAATCCCAGATTTAAGAAATTTTCGATCTTGTTGTAGTCGCCCCAGCAGGCGAGGCGCGATTCGTAGGCAAAGAATCCCAGCACCGGGCCGAGTACCGCCTGGTCGAACAGATCGTTTCCGATTTGATCAATGGGGACGGCCGCGAACAGCGTGTTGTCGGGCACGTCGAAGGTGAACGAAGTCGAAGTGTTGTCGGGAACGATGGTCGATTGCACCACCACCGGCGCCGCCAGCAGGCCGGAAGGGTTTGGCAGGTTCACGCTGGCCGGGATGATGAAAAAATTGTCGCCGCCGGCGCCGGTGAAGCCGAGCACGCGCGCGACCACGTTCGCGGGACCGAGCGGAAGATTGGTCGCCGTCCACTTGCTGTTGCCCACGCTGATAAATTGGCCGGCGGGCGAGGGTTTCGAGAGGAAGCCCTGGCGCGTGAGCCACATCACCACCACCTGGTGCACGCCGACCGAACTCTGTCCGCCCGGATTCAGGGTTCCGCCCGTGGCGTTCCCGGTGTCAGTGATCAGTTGCGGCGAGCTCGCCACCGAGAACAGGAAATTCTCGTCGTCGATCACGTCAATCACTTGCCAGTTCACCGGATTCAGAATCGAGGCCGTGTAAGCAACGCCGGACTGGTTGGCGGTGAGCCCGGTCGACACCACCAGGCTGGTCGGGGAAGTCACGCCGGTGACTGTGGTCTCGACGCCGTTGACCGTGATGGTCTGACCGTTCAGTCCGGCAGTGAAAAGACTGCCCGAAACCCAACTCACGATGAAGCCGGTGGAGTCGGTGTCGACATCGCCCGCAAAACTCACAGCCGGCGCGGCGTTGTTCGGATTGAAGCCGCCGGAAGTGGGGGAGGCTCCCTTGATGACGCAGAAATCGCCGTTGGTCAGCCCGTGCGGCGCCGACGTGGTGCACAGCGCGGCCGGGAGATTGACGAATCCGCCCGATCCGGGAGAAAGGCCGGTGGTTTCATTGAAGTAGGTGATCGAGAGTCCGTCGGCCGCCACCGCGATGACGTTGAAAATTCCGTTGTAGCCGGCGGGCGCGCCGAACACGATGAAGAGCTGGCCGGGGATGATGGGCTGCGTGCTGGAGGCGCCAAAGGTGAGCGTGCAGATGTTTCCCGCCTGGCTCGCTCCGGTGATGGCGTTCAAATAGCCGGTGTCGTTGGTGTCAAGTCCGGTGGTGGCGATCGCGACCGCGCTCTGCGCATCAGCAACGGCGGGCGGAGCTCCAGGCCCGTCCATGGTCACGCGATCGAGGAAGGTTCCGTCGTATTGCAGCGGAATGCCTTGCCCATGCAGCAGATCAGAGAAGGCGATGTACTCGCGGCCGAAGGCGGAGACCGATTGCGCGTAGAGGCCGGGCGTGACTTCGAACAGGCTCGACGAAGTTCCCGGCGAAGTCGAAACCGGCTCCACGTAGAGCGTCCCGGTCGAATCGAGAAAGAGCGTGAGCACCTGATCGTTCGGCTGGATGTAGCTTTTGGTGTAGAGAATCGGATGCCCGGTCGGGGAGAGCAAAACGCCGTGCAGGCCCCAGCGCGAAAACACTTCGCCGGGCAGGAACATCACTTCCCGGTTGTCGGGCGAGACGCCTTCCGGGCAATCCGGCGGCGCGAGTTCGGAGTCAGTGCCCCCGAACAGCATCAGGGGCACGTCGACGACGGGAAGCTCTGGGGCGGCGGTAGCCATCACGAAAAAGAGAAAAAGAAAAAAGAGAAAAAGAAAACTAGAAGGTCACGGGAGTGGGGCTCGTCTGGGTTCCGAAGTAGACGTAGCTCGAAGGCTCCGAAGTCGAGAAGCGCGAAGCGGCGCGGAAGTAGAGCGTCTGGCCTTTCAGATATTGCCCGTAGCTTTTCGAGATGCCGTTGTCGACCTGCACGAACGAGCCGGGCACAAAGTTTTTCGTGGTCGAATATTCGATCAGGTAGTTCGTGCCGGCGGGCGCGTTCTCATGGGTGATGCCGAGCGTGGCGTGGCCGTTGTTGTTGGTGACACTGAGCGCGGTCGGCGCGGAAGGCGCGGAAGCTTTGCCGGTGACCGAGGCGTTGGTCTGCAGGGCGATCGCCTGGGTCTTCGACATGATGTCGTCGAGCGCACGCCCCAGCAACGGGTCTTTGTTGTGGACGTGCGCCCGGTTTTTGTAATCCGCGCCTGGCTGGGAGAGCGCCATTACATTTTCGGGAAGGTGACCTTGCCCGAGATCGTGTCAGCGGTGACACCGGCCGGGAGTGCGCCCGCGGACAATTCCGTGAGCGCGGTCTGCGCCGCGGCCCCGGTGAGCACCTGCACTTTTCCGTTCGAAGCGCTCGACGGGTTCCCTGGGACAAAGTGATAGCCGTAGACGTTCGCCTGGCCGGGGGTGCGCGAAGATTTGAGGTGCACCGGGGTGAGCGGCGCGGCCGCGGTGGGCAAGCTCGCGCCCGGCGCAGCCGCCAGCAGAGCGAACAGTTGCGTGAAGTCGATCGGGATTCCGCCCGCGGCGTACACGCCGGCCGCGATCAGGGTAAACCAGATCGTGATCGTGTCCTGATCTTCGGTGACCATCGGCATCCCGGTGACGGAAGAGGTTTGCACTGCGTAGGTGAATGAAGCGTTTGCCATAAAGCGTTCTCCTTCAGAACTCGTGACTTAGTAACTGCAGTTAGTAACTGCCCCCGCCGCGGCGGAAGCCGCCCGACTGATAGACCGCGCGCCGGCGCACGTTGGCGTACTGCAACATTTTCCCTTGCCGGTTGGTCAGAATTTCGTTCACCGCGACGTCGCCCGCGGCCATGAACTCGGCTGCTTTCTGGGTCGCCCCGCGCGGCCCGACGAAAATGCCCGCGGCGTAGTAGGCCAGCGCATCCGAGCAGCGCATGATGGGGATCGGTGTCGTCGCGAACGATACGGAGACCGCGATGTCAGGCAAGAACGCGCGGTAGCTCACCCGCACATCGAGGGGCAGGATTGCGCCGTTGAAATAGATCGCATCTTCGCGCCAGTCGTAAATCCCGTTCCACGAGCCCTTAACCCGCGCGGGCAATCGTCCGACGGTGAGACTCATGGGCCGGAACCCCAGCGGATTCACAACGCCGACTCCGACCGACTGCCGCTCCCAGAGTTCGTTCGGGGTCATGAAGTCGGGCGGAAGCACCGGGCAGAAGTTCGTCGCGGGCGGAGGATTGGCGGGCGTCCACAAATTCTTCCCGTCGAAAAAGCTCGTCCAGTTGATGTACTGCTGCACCGCGGGATCGAGGGAGCCGGCCACGGGCAGGGAATAGAGCACGGCTTCGCTTCTCGTCCGCGAATGCGACGACTGATCGAGTTTGCGTTGCAGCTTGCGCCACGCGAGATTCACCGTGGGCAAAACGTAGGCCTGGGAATCGGAGAAGATGTCGCCCGTGGGCAGCAGCGCCGAGTAACCGACACCCGCCTGCACACCCGCGGTTGCGACCAGGAGCAGCGTCGTCGCCGACGTCACCAGCGCGACCACGTAGGGCACGCCGTTGATCAGCATCGGCTGCCCGTTCAACAGGTAAGTGAATTTGTTGCCGCTCACCCAGGTGACCGCGAGGGCGTTCGTATTGACGACGCCCGCGACGTTCGGGTTGATGCCCTGCACATAGTCGCCCAGAAAAGTGCGGGTCTGGGCGGTGACGGTGGCCAGGGTATCGTAAGGGGCTTGGGGAGGAAGGGGCACGAGGTTAGAATGCGGGGATGGACGACATGGAGCTTTACAACGAAAAAGGAATGGATGCAGTGATCGAGGCACGAAGCGAGCGCGGGAAGCGGCTCGCGAAACGTTTCGCCGATATTCCGAAAGGCTTATCGTTCCCGGAATTCTTGATGCAGTCTGACGTCGCTGATCTCGATCTCGACTTCATCACAGCGCACCAAATGTTTGAGGCTTACGAAAAGGGCGAATGAACCGCCGCAACTTCCTCTCGACTCTGATCGGCGGCGTGGCCACAGCAGCGGCGGTGCGCACGTTCCCGTTCCGGGTGTTCAGCTTTCCGAGTGAAATTGTGAAACCCCGCAGCGTGGGCGATTGGCTCAACCTGGAACGCGCCCCTTATGCAGGAAAGCTCTACACTCCGCATCTCAGCGATGGAGTGCCGATCACCCCGGAAATGGTGCGCCGGGCGATCGAGCAGATGCGCAGGGCAATGAGCATCTACCCCTACAACTGCATCTCTTAACCCTTCGCTTTGATCTCCAGCGCTTCCTTCGAGTCCTGCCGCTGCCCGCAGTGCTTGCACAGCAACGCGCCCTCGATGATCGACTCTTTGCAGAACAAACATTTCCCCATGGTGTGATCGGAGACGCCAAACAACGGAGCCTGGCCGAGCAGTTCCGCGGCTTCGTTGTAGAGTTCGGGATCGCGCGAGGTGACCGGGAACACGTGCCCGCGGGATTTCAGCGCGGAGCCCGAGTCGTAGATCAGGCGCAGCATCGAGTGCAGCTTTTTGCGCGCGTCGGCCAGTTCTTTCTTGGTGGGCTCTTCGTTCTCGGTGACGAACACGCCCCACCAGGTCAAATCTTCGGCGTCGAGGGAGAGTCCGCCGCGGCCTTCGTGAATGATGGCTTTGGCTTTCTCTAAGCCGTCTTCCTGGTTCCACGCCATGTTGCCCGCGCCGTCGGCCAGATCGTAGGGCTCCATTTCGATGTTGCGCATGATCAGGGGCTTCGAGTAATCCTCGCCCTTGGGGCAGGCTTCGAGGTAGCGGACGCCGCGGTTCGACGGCGGGAATTCATGGCGGCGCGGGCCGACGTTGAAGATGAAGACGCGGGGGAATTTGCGCGGGTCCTGCTCGCGCAAACTTTTGGGGACGGGGGGAATCTGGCGGCGGTTGACTTCGCGCGCATCGTAGTTGCCTGAGACGGGAACCAGCATGGGAATCTCCTTCGTTTCGCTTTTCTGAAACTCAAAAACTAAAGTTGTTTGAATTCTCCGGCGCGGGTCGCGAGGCGCGCGCGCAATTCCGGGGAGAGCGTGGACAGGTCGCCCAGGATCACGTCATCGGAGCGGCGTTTGCCGGGATTTCCAGAGACGGCGTTTTCTCCGAACGGGCCGGTGACTTCGTCGTAAACGTCGGAGAACTTCTGCTTCCAAATCTTTTTGCGCTTCTCTTCCTGCTGGTCGCGCCAGCGTTTCTTCTCCCACTCCGACAGCGCTTTGCCTTTCTCGACGACGGTGATCAGCAGCTTCAGCGTGTCGCGGCCGTAATCGTTCATCGAGATGTAGAGGCCTTCGACCTGGATGATCTGCGAGAGCCAGTATTCGCCGCCACTCGGCCGCGGCCCCATCGACTCTTCATCCCAGGGGCCGAATTTATCGTGGGGTACAAACACTTCGAGAATCCAACGCGGATCGACATCGTCATAGCGCTGGCACACCTGGCCGTAGCGAATCTCTTCGCGATCCGGCCCCCAGATCACGCGGTAGCGCTGCTTGTTCGCCAGAGTGTCGAAGCCGAACTCGCGGCAGACTTTATCGACCCACTTCGGCGGCATTCGTTTTTGCCAGGCTTCTCTCATGGTTCAAAACTCAAACTCTAGGCACTCGCCACTTTCGGCGCGATCGGAATGTCGACAGGGAAAAACGAACTGTCGGCGCACACGATGAAAAACGTTTCATCCTCGGGAGCGCGGTGATAGCGTGCCCCGAGTACGACGACCACAGGGTCACCCTGCAGACACAGCCCGCACGTGATTGATGGAATATCCGGCATCTGATCTCCACGGCCACGTGGCGGAATGCACCGACAAACAATGCTTCCGCCACGCGTCCGCGTCCACTTCGTTCACGAAATCGATCACCGCCGAGACGCGGGCGAAATCGAGATCGCGTTGCTGCTGTTTGGTGAGCTTCTGCTTCATCCCGCCTTAGTAGCTCGCCGGGATGCCAGCATTCGGCCAGTACACACCTGCTCTTGGGTTATCAACAAAAAAATTGAACCCGCCCCAGATGTAGGTGACCGTGGCCGCCGACAATCCACCGCTCGCGCCGTAGATCGGCCACAAGGTTTGCCCGCCGAAATCGAGCGGACCGATCGGTTTGATCTCGCCGCGGCCCCAGTGCTTGAGCACCAGGCCGTCGAGGCGTCCGCGCTTGGCGTGGATCGAGACCAGCTTCTCCATGCCGCCGATGGTTTCGGCCGAGTCGCGTTGCAGCATGTCGACGGCGTTGCCGCCTTTCAACTGATTCGCGACCACGATTTGCGGAGTGAGCGACAGGTTCTGCCAGGCCGCGTCCTGGTCGGTGTTGCAGTGCACCAGGAACTCTTTCACGTTGGGGTTGTCGATGCCCAAGGCCGACTTCATCGCGTTCTTGCCGCGCTGGATGGCCGCGGGAGTGACCGCGAAGCCAGCCAGGTTCACCTGGGGCGTGATCAGGCGTCCGGGATAGGCCGGGCGCCCCAGGTTCAGCCAGGTGCCGGTGTTGCCGGGGTTGTTCTGGTGATACTGCAGGGAGAACAGCGAGGTCGACGCCACGCCGGGAGCTCCGGCAATGATGCAGAGATCGCCGGCGACGGTGCCCGCGGGAACCGGCCCGGTGAGATAGACCGTCTGCGTCGACGTGGTTGCGTCGTTCGACAGGACGGTGACCGTGCCGTCGGGGTTATAACCGGCGCGCGCGGGTTGGCCCAGCGCCGAGAAGATGTTGAAGCTCATCTGGTCCTGGAACTGGTTGGCGTTCCCGACGACGAGCTGGTTGGCTCCCGTCGAGACCACGGTGTCGATGGTGCCCGATCCGGTCGAATCGGAGTTGAGCAGCGACTCCAGAAACACCTTGAAGCGCTGCGTCATCTTTTCGAGGTTCCGCTTGGCTGCGGGCTCGACCGCTTTTTCCTTGTTGTCGGTCGCGATCTCGGCGTACTTGGTGAACTCGGTCGCGGCCGAGAAAAACACCGGGGAGAGTTGCCAGTAGGTCGAGACGATGGCTTTGCCGCGTCCGAAGTCGCCGCCGTCCGGATCCACCTGCGAAGGCGAAGTGCCGGAGTAAACGTCGAGGATGCCGCGCATGGCGCGGGAAGACTGCACTTCGACGTTGCGTTTCTCGATCTTGTCGAACAGGGTCGAGTCGCCCTGCATCAGCTCCTCGATGCGGGGCAGAAGTTTTTCGTACTGATAGGCGATGTATTGCGCGTTGGTTCCTTGTGGCATGGTCGTAAGCTCCGGGTCGATCGAGCTTCGAGACCGCCGGCTTCGCCCTCAGAAGGGCCAGCTCCCGGTTGTGCTGAGTTCGGGGTTGTCGAGCGATGAAGGAATTCGCCGTCTCCTTCGGGGCGGGCCGGACACCTTCCGGCGGGGCTTCGTGGCGCTCTCCCTAGTTTTTCCCGGTTGAGTTCTCAACGGCGGGCAGGGTGTCTAATCCCTGACGGAGAGCGGAAGCGGAACTTTGCGGGTTAGAAAATTACGGCCGCTTCACCTGGATCAGTTTTCCGGTTTTCAGGCGGTAAATCCCGTTCCACTTGTCGGTGAGCGGATCGGAGTAGTTGATGTCCTTCGCTGGCGGGAGCGCATTCACTAAGACCGGCGTCTCTTTGCCGAAGCTGCGGCGTTCTCCGTTGCCGTTGCCCGCGCCCTTGTCGCCTTTGTCGTTGTCGGCCGCGTTGCCGCGCCGAGCGCCTGCTTTCGGAGCGCCGAACCAGTCCGCGAAGATCGTCGCCGCCACGCCGGGTTTGTCGTCCGTGCCTTTGATGGCCTCGTCATGGCGCTTGTTCAGCATGCGAATGCATTTCTTGGTGTCGCCGGAATGCAGCGCTTCCGAGTAGCGGTCGAGCCACTTCTCGTCGGCCAGAATTTCCTGCTCCATCTCTTTGCGAACGTCTTTCAAAAAGCGCCCGTAGCGGTTGGGTTGTGTTTTCTGTAGCTTTGCCAGATCGAACTGGGCAGCCTTCGCGGCCGCGGCGACTGAGCTCTCGATCGAGCGCGTCAAATAGGGCGCGGCTTCGACGTTGATGGTCTTGTTGCGGATGGTGGCTTTTTCCTCGCTGAGTTTCGTCTTCTCGGCCGCCAGCGGATCGCCCTGCTTCTCGGGAACTTTCTTCGCGAATTCGTGGCGCGAGTTGTAGTACTTCGCGAGCTGCTGCGCGAGGGCTTTCGCCTCCGGGTTGTCTTTGATCGAGGCCAGCAGCGAGTAAATCTTTTCGACCGGCAGATTCTGCAGATCGTTCACGATCACCTTCGCCATCAGGTGGTCGTAGTGCTCGGGGTGATGTTCGGAGACGTAGCCGAGCGCGTTGGTGAAATGCTTCAGCGAGAGATCGGGATCTTCCTTGAAGGAATTCTCGATCCACTTCGGGTCTCCGGAGTTGAAGGCTTCGGCATCGGCGTTGTAGATTTCGAGATCGCCCTGCAGCTTCTCGATCCCGTCGACGCCGCCAAACTCTTCGATCTGTTTGGCGAGGCCGATCGCTTCCTTCACTCCGCCGGGGAAGACTTTGGCAAGCGCGCGCTGGTTGAAGTAGTCGGCGCGGAGGTTCTTGTCTTTCTCGAAGAGCTCTTTGTACTTGGCCGGGACTTTGCGCCCGTCGGCGAGTGGGACTTGCGCGTTCGGATCGGTGCCGTCGCCTTCGCCCTGCCCTTCAGCGCCCAGATCGGCATCGTCACCAGCGCCAGCGTCGCCGCCGCCATCGCCACCATCGCCACCGTCGCCGGAAGATCCATCCCCGCCGCCGCCAGCATCCCCAGCTCCGCCATCGCCACCGCCTCCATCGCCCGCAGTCGCGAGCGCACTCGCGCCATCGGCGAAGAAAAATGTTCCCGCAAAGAGAAATCGTAACAGCCAGAATTTAAGCAGGTGTCGCATTGGGAAGTCCTCCAGGTGCTGGGGTCGCAAGATCGGGTAAGGCGGCAGCTCCGGCCGGCGGAGCTCCACCGCCAGGAGCGCCGGGGCCACCGGGTTTCGGCATCGGCATGGGCGGCGGGGGCGGCCCTTCAATCGGGGGCGGGAACATGAAGCCTTTGGCCTTGCCCGCCTTCACGTGTTCCATCATGTGCAGTTTCAAATCAAGCCAAATCAAAGCGCCCTGGCGGCCGTCGCCCAGGTCTTTCGTGCGTTTGATCTTCTGGCCTTCCGGCGAGTTCAGGATGCGCGAACATTCCAGAGCTTCGTTCACGTGATCTTCGGAATCGTCGACCGGGATCGAGGATTTCTGAATCGGGGGCTGCTTGGGCAGCGGCGGCATCTCCTGCGGTTGTTTCCCGAGCGCGGCGGCTGCGGTTGCGAGTTGCTGCTGGCGCTGCTGCTCGCGCTGGTCAGTTGCGTCCTGGTCGATTTCCGGGCCTTCGCCTTCCTGCATCTCGGCCCACTCTTGAATCTGTTTCTGGCGGGGATCGCGGCCGGGGATGTCGAACTCGTCGAGGCCGATGGCTTCAAACTGCAGCTCTTGATTGGTGGGCAGCTGCAGGGCCGCGGCCAGGGGCGGATTCTGCGGCGCCGCGGCCATCAGGCCTTTGATGGTCGTTGACTTGGCCTGCCAGGACTCAGGGAATCCCTGCGCCGGGATGGGCGAGCACACAAATCCTCCGCGCAGAATCAGCGGATCGATTTCGATGGCTTCCTCGCGCCGGTTGGAGTTCTCGACCAACGCTGCGAATTTCTCATCGCGCTTGGCGGCGATCTTGGCGGCCTGCTCATGGATCTTCGCCGAGAAATTCTGGAAGGGCACCCAGACGATGGTCAGCACGCCGAGCGACTGCTGCAGCGCCTGGCCGTAGGCCTTCGCCGTCTTCTGGTCTTCCATGTTGGCCCCGAACATGGCGGGCTGGTTCAAGGTGACGAGCTGGGTCAGCGGTCCCTGCAGGTTCTGGATCCATTCCGTCAGCACCATCGGCGCTTCGACGCCGGGCTCGGGGAAGAAACTGTTTTCGAGAGGCTCTCCCTCGGCCTTTTTCTTGAAACGGATCTGGCCGTACTGCGCCAGCTGGCTCATGATGGCCTGGGCTTCGGTCTCGTCCATGTCGGCCCACAGCGAGGGCACGCAATATTTCAGCAGCTCGGCTGTGAGGTTCATGGCATCGTTGAATTCCATCTGCACCGGCACGTGCGGATCGCCGAGAGAGTTGCGGGCCTGGCCTTCGCCGGGTTCGGCGTGCATGACGGTGACGTGCTCGTCGAGCGCGCAGGCCTCGGCGCCGCAGAAGGTTTCGCCGATAAAGGTCAGCTTGCAGCCCTTGGGGAAAATTCCGTCTTTCTCGACTTCATTGCCGTCTTCGTCTTCGCCCTGGCCGCCCACAAAGAACAGGCGCGCTTCGTCTTCGCATTCCCAGAAGGCCGCGGGGCGCAACCACCACTCATCTTCGGTCGTGAGATACGCCAGGGAGTCCTGCGAGAGCTGGGTGATCGATTCCGCGGTCGAGATGCGAGCCATGCGCGCGATCTCATCGTTCGGCGTAGCCGACTTGCCGCCGGCGGTGATCTTGTCGGCGACCTGCTTGTGCTTCTGCTTCATCGAGACCACGTCGTGGTCTTTTGAAACTTTGCAGTAGGGCCACAGCTCCTCGCAGGTTTCGTAGATGGGAACTTTCGATTCGAGCACTCCGGCGTAGCGGGTTTTTTCGGTGTCGCCGCAGCCTTCGGTGATGGCGATCACGCGGCCGTCGTTCCACAGCAACCGTCCGATGGTGATCTGCGCGTCCTGGGCGGGGTTGTACTTGTCGTAGACTTTGAGATATTTCTCGGCTTCGCGCGCCGCCCGGATCGAGGCGGATTCCTTGGGCTTGTCCGGCTCCATGCGCACCGAGGGCGGATTCTGCGCGAACACGGCGGTGAAGATCTTGCCGTTCGGTTTGTAGATGTTGAAATCTTGCGCCGACGTTCCTTGCTCGTCGTTCAGGTTCTCCGCGGTGTTGACCGCGCCGCCCTGCTGCCCCACCTGGAAGCAGCAGCTATCGTTGTTCCACCAGACGTGTTGCAGCCCGATCCAGAAATAGCGTTTCAGGGTGCAGCGCAGAATCTCGATCTGCCGTCCCCACTGATCGCGCAGGTTGAACTTGTTGCACAGCGCGCGCAGCTGCTCGACGCGCTTTTCGGGAAGGTCGAGAAACTTCGGCCCGTATTGCTCTTCGGGCGTCTGGGTTTCTTCCGCGGAGTCGTCTTCGTCCTGCGCGTCCGCGTCGGCGGGCAGGGAAGCGGTTTCTTCGGGAGTGTCGAGTAGATCAGGCATTTAGAAGAGCTTCTGCGGCAGCTTTTTCGTCATCATTCGCGATGCGGCAATCGAGGATGCTGTAGTCGTAAAACCAGAACGCGGCGTGCTTCCATCCGCGCTCATGTTCGAAAATTCGGAAGGGTTCAGCGTGGCGAGGCAGGCCAAGATCGCCATGCAGACTCTCGGGCATCTCGCCCTCACCCTTTTTCACTAGATAGCCGATGCGTCGCGAGACTAAGCCGCCCGACGCTCCGTACACCGAGAAAGAATCCATCTCGCCGATGAAAACGCGATAGACCCCGTCTGCTAAAGGTTCGAGTCTCATTCCGGGTCCGGATCTTGCGGCGCGTCCGGCGTGTAACAGCTCACCGTCACCGAATCGGCGTCGGAGGTTTCAAAGAACCAGCGGCCCGAGTCGCAGGTGTGCGGGGCGTACAGCGTCTGCCGTTCTTCCGAGAGATGGTTTTGATTCGCCGCAGACGTGCGTCCGTCGGGCACCAGGCAGATCAGGAACCACAGCGCGAAAACTGCGAGCAGGAATCTCACCGGTGCAGATCCCCGCCTTTCATAAATCGCTTGCCCAGAATTCCCCGCGCCCGCACGTGCGGATTCGAGGAGTGCGACTCTTTCTCCGCTTCCTGCCGCTTCGAAACGCCGCGAGCGGCCGCTGCGCGAGTCAACGCGCCCGGATGTTTGATTGCTTTCTTGATGAAGTTAGCCATAGAGCTCGCTCAGTCCTTTCCGCGCCAGGTCGTGGGCTTTGGCGAGGAATCTTTTACACCAGGCTCCCGCCGCGATCGGCGAGCGCACACCTTCGCAGCGGGGGGGGCTGGCGTCGATGAAATGCCGGCAGCGTGAGCAGCGATCATTTCCGTGCGTCGACTGCGCTTCGTAATCGACCGACGCATGCGATCGCTTCTCGTTCTCGGGAAGTTCAGCCACCGGCCTCGTTTGAAGATCTTTCTGACGCGGGCTCTTCGCCGTGTGTGCGCGGCGGAGTGGGGTCGGCAGCCTGGAGAGCTGCCGCCCGCGCCAGAGCTTGTTCGCGAACTCTGCGGCCGTGGGCCTGACCTTGTTTGACCGCCCAGCCGCGCAGTTCTTTCAACAGTCGCGCATGTTCTTTGGTGAAGGCCATCTCACGCGGCCACAGCGGCGTGGCGATAGGTTTTCTGCGGACATGACAGCTTCAACTTCCGCAGTCGCTCGCCTTGGAGTTTCGGACAACCGAGGGGAGCTCGACTGCCCATCGCTCGCCAGGTTGACGCCCTGCGAACGATGCGACGAATTCTGGGTTCCGGTTTCGGCTCCATCATTTCCCTCGTTTTCGCATCGGCAGATTCTTTTCGCTGGTGGCCGCGAAGTCGTGCAGCTGCTGGTGCGTCATCCTGAGCACGCCGCGGTTTTTGGCGCTCACTTTCTCAGGATGTTTCTCCGCCAGCGCCATCAATCGACGACTTTTGATCGACAGCGCCGGCATGAGTGGGGGCAGGGCCAGTTCCAACCGCTAGTTCAACACTTCGACGGTCAGGTTCATCAGCTGCGGTGAAACGTCGGTGCCCGTGGTGTGTAGTTGCACCACGTGCAGACGCGAGGTGAAGCCCGCGCCGCCCGCCAGGTTGAGCGAAGCGGTGGTCGCGGTGAAGGTGTCGCCGCCCACGAAGATCGCCGCCGGCGTCGCCGAGAGGTACTGCTCCCAGAACGAATAGCCGCCTTCGATCGATCCCGACGTGACAGTCGTGCCCGCCGCGGTGGTGAAGCCTTGCCAGCAGAAATTGCCGGTGTAGGCTGCAGCCGTGTTCGGTCCGACGGTCGCTGAAAGGTTCGCGATGTTGACGGGAACACCGGCAGCGTTTGAGCCGGCACCATCCCACCACAATTGGATCTTCTCCACAGTCGCCGACGCTCCGGTCAGCTGCTCTTTGCCGCAGACCCGGATTTCCTTGCTGACATAGTTCAGGAAGCCAGCAGGGACGGCGAGAGTTCCGATCACGCAGGGCACGGCGGTCGCGACGGTGGCGGGGCAGGCCGTGAAGGGCTGGCTCGATCCGACGATGCCGTTTAAGCCAACATGTGCTCCAGGCACGTAGGCATAGACGGTGTGCCCGTTCGAGTTGCCGACGTAATCGGAGGTTGTCGAGATGGTGCCGAGCTGCAGCGCGAGCGGGGAAGTGTTGACGGTGAGCGCCGAGACAATCGCGTTCGATCCGGTCTGCCCGTAGGCCGTGTTCGCCACAGCGCAGGCCGGGGTGACGGTCTCAAACGTGGTCAGGGTGCAGACCGAACTCGTCAACGGCACCTGGTAGGCGAAAGAGTAAGAACCGGAAGCCAGCGAGATGTAAACCGTGTAGCCAATCGCGCCGGCCGAAGCGACGGGAGCCGCGATGCCGATCTGATTGGTTGAGCCAGTCCCCGCCGTCAGTGAACTGAAGTCGAGCGAGCAGGGGCCTTCGTTGCCCATGATGTCGACGTAGGAAACGCAGGCGTGATAGGTCGAAGTGCCGGTGTAGGTGCCGCCGGTGGTGTTGGCGCCGTTCAGGCCGAAGCCAACCGTGGTGGCGGTCAGCGTGGCCGGCACAGCGAGAAACGTGTCATTCGCCGGAGCGGGTCCCCAGTAGCCATTGCCGTAAGGGCCATCGCGTTCGATGGTGACGGTCGGAAACACGATCAGCCCATTCAGCAGCGCGGCCACACTGGCGTAGCAGTTGGTGCAGCTCAGGTTCACGCCGCCTTCCCAGGCTTTGTCCGAGACGACGATGCCGCCGCCCGCCAAGTAAGCGTCGTAGATCGCTTCCGCCATGCCCGCGGTTCCGGAGACGACAGGTTCGCCGAAGCCATGGGTGTTCGAGAAGCTGCCGGTCACCTGGCACTGGCCGTTGCCGGTCGAAGAGTTGTAGTAGCAATTCGAGACCGCGGTCGGCAGCAGATATTCCTGGTTCGACGGGCCGCCCACGATGATCGGGGTGAAGATGTTGTAGGGCAGGATCTGGCGGCCGTCGGGCAACTTGATCGAGGCGATCTGCAAGGTGATGGTGGCGGTGCCGGTCGCCGAGTTGCCGTTGACGACGTAGTTGTTCGTCGAAGGATAGTTGTAGTTGGACGCGACGAAGCGCCCAGCGACGCGGCTTTGGTTCGAGCCGCCGGAAGGCGCGTACTGCGCGGATGACGGCACACCCGTTGCTACAACGAGAAGGGCTGCCGCAAGGAAAGCGAGTGTGCGGATGGTTTTCATGAGAGGTAGTGCTCCTTTGGTAGGCGATTCGGAAATTTGTGAACTCGTGATGGGTGAAGCGGGAAGCGAAAAGTCTTCTAGCTGTTGTCGTACATGCTGGCGAGATCTTCCGGCTCGTCGCCGTCGGGCTCGTCGTGGCTCATCTGGCCGTCGTCTTCGGCGTCGTCGTCTTTCTCGCCGTGCATCGCGTCCATGTGGTCTTTGGCGTCGTCGTAACTGGCGTGCTCGCCCGGTTCTTTGCGGCCGTCCGGGTGCGTGTGCATGGAGGTGTAGGAGCCGTCTTCCATCGGCCCGTGCATTTCGTGGTGGTGCATACCGTCGCCCTGATCCTTGCCCTGATCGTCCGAGCCGTTGTGATCTTCGCCGGGCTCTTCCTGGTCGGAGGGGCGGCTCATCCCGTCGGCGGATTTCGACTCGCCGGGCTTTTCCATTCCGCGCCGCCGCGCTTCCATGGCGGTCATGCCTTTGTGCTGAAACATGGGGTGTTACTCCTTTGGTTCGGGGTTCAAGCCGTCGATTTCACCGTCAAGATCACTGTCGTCAGGCTGCGGAAATTCGCGCCACTCGCCCGCGCCTCTGCGATTCACGATCTCGGCTCGCGCCACGGCCGAGAGCGCCTGGTGTGCGGGGTCTTTCGGAATCGCCTGCAGCTTGTGCTGCTCCAGGTACGCCGCAGAGAATTCGTGCGATTCGTGCACCACGGAGTGAATCATCACCGACTCCGGGATGTAGCCGATGGGCTGCACTTTGGGCTTGCCGTTCACCATGGGCTCGTCGGGAATGAAAGAGAGATGCAGCGTGGGTTCGCCGTCCGCGCCGAGATGCGATTCTTCGGTCGGGACCACCTGGTGCACCAGGGCGTTGAAAGTTTTGCCGCCCAGCACGAGCAGAACTACGTCACCGCGTTTCACGTCACTCATAAAAGTTTTCTCCTCAAAGTCCCGCGATGCCTCGATCGCGTTCTTTCTGTTGCGAATTGTGTTGGCGCTCGATCGCGGCCTTCTGCCGCCGCCAGCTCCCGGCGGAGCGCGGCATGGATGCGACTGTCGGCGGTTTGCGTTCCGGTTGGGGCGTGCGTTGGATGTGAATCATGTCGCGCAGAAACGTGCCAGCTTTCGCGGGGAAGGTTTCCACGGGCGGCTTCACCATTGGCCGCTGCTTTCGATCGGCCCAATGAATCACGATCACCATCATGGCGAACATGCCGAAACAGCAGCCGATCACGAATGCCAGGAAGGGACTCACCATCGCCCACGTCCTCGCGGAAAGCGGAAGCTCTTCACCTTGGGATTCTTTTGCTCGAAAAACTTCTGCGCGAGAAACAATCGGTTGTGCATGCGTTCGAGGTCCGCGTCGGTCATGACTTCGAAGCCGGCCTTCTCCGCTTCGGCCTGGTTCTCGTCGGGAATCGAGCAGAGCGTTCCGTCCGGGGCCATCATCCTCATAACGGCCACAACTCACGCCAACGGTAGCGATGACAGCCGTTGCCGGGAATCCAGCGCCAGTACATGCGCCATGCCCAGGCCTGCACTGCATTCTTGAACTTCCTCATGAGTAGGCCTTCCCGCCGAGCTTCTCGATCAGCGACTTCACCGTCACCACTTCGCCTTCCGCCGGCTTCGGCATCTCGCCCGCGAAATCCTTCCGCACGCTCTGCAACCGCTCGTGCAGTTTCACCTCGCGGCTTTTCACTGACGCGCCCAGCATGAACTGCAAACCGTAGCGGGCGGAGTCCGCGGGATCGTCGCCGATCTGGTTCTCGCTGAAGTTCACGCTCAACACGTCTTCGGTGTTATTGGGATCGCGGACCAGCGAGGGAATGCACTCGACCAGGTGCGGGCAATCTTCGCCGACGATCTGCCACAGGTCCGCGTCGAGCAACTGGGCCATCAAGCGCCATCCCGAGATGCGCGAGCCAGGTGAAGATTCCGCCGGGTGCGGCTTCGGCATTTCTTTCGGCATGGCTTCGGAAATCATCTGCCCGATCGAGCGCCGCTTGCCAGGATCGCGCGGGGAGAGTTTGCCGAAGTCCCAGGAGTAGGGGAAGGCGTCGAACTTGTGGCCCGCGGAAAGCTGGCCGATCTTTTTGCCCAACTCTTCTTCGCCGACGCCGCGGCCCCAGTGCTCGCGGTAGGTGATCACGCGATTGTGTTCGTCGATCACGTGCCAGTGCACCGCACCGGGATGGTCGAAGCCCCAGTCCCCGGAGAGCCAGCGTTTATGCCAGGGCTTGATGCGGGCTTCGGCCTCCGCTCTGGAAATCACATGGCGCGCCGGACTCCATTGTTTAAAATACTGCCCTTCAAACGTGTCCCACTTGCCGTAGAGCCAGGCTTCGCGCAGCTCCTTGTCGGTCAGCGCGAGCAAATCTTGCCCGTAGTAGGTGCGGGTGAGAAAGTACTCGCGGCGCTGCTCTTCCGGCCAGGAATAGAACACGCATTCCTGACACGGGCACGAATCATCACCGGGCTGATGCACGCCGTGGCCGATGCCGTCGCGCGTGAGTTCGGCGCGCGCCCACTCGATGTTGTCCCAGCTGAAGGCCTGCAGGAACGCCCAGTTGAATTGCTTCTCTTCCGGCTTCAGAATCCCGTCGATGAAGACGCGCTTCAGGTACGGAAGTCCCTTGGGCGGCAAACCGCTGGGCGAGCGGCCGGGCATGAAGCTGTAAACCTGCGTGGGCACGATGTCGGGATTGCTTGTACAACGTAACGATCCGCTCATGCGCTCCAGTTCGTCCTGCGAGAACTCCTGGGCTTCGTCGGCGAAGATGTCGGCGTATTCCGAAGAGCAGAAATCGGCGACGTCCTTCGACGTCGGGGCGGAGCCGAAGTAAAGCGTCGAGCCCACTTCCGGGAACACCAGTTTCTTTTTCTGCTCGTTGTAGTTGCGCCGCAGCTCGGGCATTTCCTGGAACAGCTTCTGCAGGTGCGACTGCTCCAGTTCTTTCTGGGAGCGCCGCAAGATCAATCCGGTCGTCATGGGAAATTCGAGCCGCCGCGCGATCATGATGCGGCGCACGCCGCCCGATTTCGAGCCGCCGCGCGAACCGCCAAAGCCGATCCGGCGGCAGCGGGGATCATTCCACAGGGCCGCGAGCAAGCTTTGCTTTGGTTGCAGCCTGATCTTGAGGGCGTCCAATGTGGTCGATGATCACGCGCAACGGTGTCTCTGGGTTAAACGCAGTATCGATGCGTTGCGGCGCGGTGCCGTCTCTGCGGTTGGTCAGCCGTTCGAGGTGCGCGCCGATCTGCGCGCATTCGCCCTTGCCGATCTTTTCCCGCAGCGCCGCGATGATCTGCACTTCGTCTTTCGGATTCTTTTGGATCTGCTCGAGCGCCGCCTTCATCTCGTCCCAGTGCAACAGCATCAGCCAGTAGAACTCTTCGTCGATGCGCCCGAGCACCTGGGTCGCGATGCCCTTCGTGGCGGGATTGGCTTCGATCTTCTGCTTCGGTGGCCGTCCGACGCGTTTGCCGGAAGCTTTGATTTGCGCGCTGCGATCTCCTCCGCGGGGCATTCAACACTTACGCTCCAAAGGTCTCGGCCAGGTTCAGACGGTAGACCTTGAACTTCAGCTCGGATTCGGGGCCGTCGATGCGCACGAAATTCCGGCGCTCGGCGAAACGGCAGGTGGATTCTTCGCGGCAAAGAAAATACAGCTCACCGGCGTCGCGCCGATAGGCTTCCACGATGGCTTGCTCCGTCATCCGCGTCATGGCGTGCGCTCGATCGGTTTCGCTGAGGTCCGGCGCGAAGCATAAGTTTTCGAGCATCAGCGGCTGCTGCACGGGGAGATAGGCGCGTGCGCCTTTGCCTGGACTCCAGGCCGACAGCACAAACGTGGACTGATGGCGGAAGATGTCGAGATCGAGCAGATCGCCGTCGGGCGTGCTGCGCGCGAATCGCAGCAACCGCTCGTACTCTTCGCGGGAACTCTCGCGCACGATGAAGGGATGGTCCATAGAACAAAATTTTTATGCGGCTCGCGTGATCCGTGCCGTGATCTTGATGCCGGCATTCGAGGGTGCGGTCTTGCAGAACAGGGCCACGGCCTGGCCGGCGACCGGAATCAGGTCCGTGGTCCAGCGCGTCCCCGGTCCATTCGGGCCATTGGTGATGTTGGCGAATGTGAGATCGCCCGCGGCGGGCACCTGGACGTAATCCTGGGGGCCGGCCACATCGTTGTCGGCCTCGAGTACGTAGAACTCGCCGGCACCCGGTGCGGCGGAGGCGTCGATCACCACGCGAATCCCTTTCTGGCCGGCCACCGGTCCCAAAGGAAGTCCGAGCTGCTGCGAGAACTCGCCGGCCTGGACAGCTTCGTTGTTCCAGACCAGGTAGGTGTTCAGCGGCGCTCCGATGGCCAGGAACGGGGGAGGGTACTGGGCGTTGTAAAGGGGCGACATGGTTTCGGCCTCGGAAAAGCAAAGAAAGCAGAGAAATCAAACTTTAAGAGCACGCCCCACAGCCGCGGAAGCTTCGGCGTCGGAAACTTTCAGGTAGGCTCCGGTCGAGGCCATCGATTTGTGGCCCAGGTACTGCCGGACATTTTCAATTCCCGCGGAATGAATGGCTTGCATGCCGATCGTGTGTTTCAGGATGTGCGGGTGGCGCTTGCGTTCGGGGATGCCCGCGGCCTTCGCGTAGCCCTGCACCAGGCGCCAGAAGTGCTGCCGGCAGACCGGGAACACTCTTTGCTTTCCCGGCATGGAAGCGACGAAAGCAGACAGCGCGGCACGCTCGTTTAAGAGCGGATTCGGGTCCTCGACCAGGGGCTGCACGGTGCGCAAACTGCCCTTCAGTCGAGCCACGGCCAGATGCCCGTCGACGATGGCATCCCGTTGCATTCGCGTGATTTCTGAGGCGCGCAGACCGTGGGAGTAGGCCACCAGGATCATCAGGAAGTCGCGCTCGCGTTCGGCGCGGGCTGCGGCCAGAAGTGCAAGTAATTCGCGTTTGCTTAGGGCTTCCAAAACCAGAGAAAAGCAAAAAATGCGACAGAACTACAAATTGTCTCTTCGCGGCATCAGTTCACCCCGAGCCAACGCAGCGCGATGGGCGCGAACAGCATCCCGATCTCCCAGGCCACGGCGACGCCGGCGGAAACCAGAGCGGCGATCAGGTAGCCGACCCACTTGCTGCGGAGGTATTTCTTCAGGGCAACGATCAACTCGTCGCGTTCTTTGAGCTTGCCGTGGAGCTCGTCGAGCTGGCGGTCCCGGTCCCGCACCGCCGCGTCCAGAATCCGCTTCTCTTTCCAGAGTTCGTTCAGCGAGCGCAGCAGTTCTTCGTTGTCGGCGCGGCCGCGTTGCTTCGAATATTGTTTGGCTCGATCGGGAGCGTTGAGGGTGCCGATCGCCTGGGCGAAGCGGATCTCGGGGTTCACGACTACTGGGTTAACGTCGGCTTTGGAATCGTTCTCGCTCATTGGGAAACAGCACGTAGCCGTCGAAAATCACCAAAGCCAACAGGATCTCCATCTCCGGTTTCATCGTCAGACCAGGCGGGCAGGAATCCCGGATCGATTGGAGATTGCGCCGCGCCCGTGGGCTTTCCGGGTTGGGTGCGCCCGTGAGTTCGTCGAGGAGTGCGCGGATCAGGCTCACGCATGGGCTAAAGCTGTTGCACCAGTTCGACGGCGCGACCGAAGTAGGCTATGGCGCGGGCGCTCACCAGCAGACGGATGCGTGCGTCTCGCTTGGCTTGATTCTTTTCGGGATCGTCGAAGTGCGTGAGTTCGACTTCGAGCGGGGGCAGGGGACAGCGGCGGGGGCGGGCTAGTTTTTCGATGGCTTCGGGGGCGGCGGTGATCAGCCGTTCTCCGGAGTAGAGGATGGCGCGACAGAGAATTCCTTGGGCGTGATCGTCCGGATTCACCCAGTCGGCGCGGCCTGCCGCCACTTCCTCGGCGGCGTAGCTCACACTTTTGCGCTGGATGGGACGATCAACGCGCGGGTTCGACCCGCGGCTGAACACACTGACTCTCATGGATTGGGTTACCGCATTTGGCAGCGCTCTATGGGCGGCGCGCGGCGCTAGAACTTCAGATCGGGCTTCCGGGAGGAAGCCTAACAGACGCAGCCACTCTAATCGAGGGGGAGCCGAAGGTCGAAGTTACCAAAGTACAGTGACCCTTCGTAAGTCGAAGCTCGGGTCCAAACCTGATATGCCGAAATCAGCCGCCATGCGAACGTCATCGAAACGGTTATGCGAGTCGTCCTCTCACCCTACGCGCACGAGCTCAACGGTCCCGGCACCGCGTGCGCCGAAGACTGTCCCGCCTGCCGGTGGGTAGAGGAAAATCTGCCCAAAAAGCGCTCAAGAATTGGCAGGAAATTGCCCAAGTCCAGCCGGGTGTTAGTTACTTCGGTTTCCGAGGAGCTAACGGTGGGGCATCCGGCTTGACCCGTTTTAGGGCCGAAACGATCGGGCGCGACGCCGCACTCATTCCCTTGAATGTCTCCAGAAAACGCTCGGCTGCTGCTGTGGAAATGGATACGTCCGGCTCGTACTTCCGACGCCGTTTCCTGCCCGGTCGCAGCACGCGGCCCGCGCTCAGAATAGGGAAGGGGAAGACAGCTTTCGGGTTGACCGGCACCTGCATACAGGCACCAGTTTACATTTTCAGTGCTTTTTCCAGCGCAACCGCCGCGAGCTGCGGAAGTCCCTCACCATGAGATAGACCTGGTAGGCCACGAATGCGCCCATGGGCAGGGCGGAGAGTTTCAGGAAGAGGGTCACCGGGAGGCCTTGGCTTTCTTCTTAGGTCGATCAGCCCAGCGTGCGGCGGCGGCATTCCGAGCCCGTTCCTTGCGCTCTTCGGGGCTCATCGTCTTCAAACGAGCTTTTCCGCCTTTCCTGCCCACCTTGGCGAAGTATTCTCGAATTTCTGCCGAAGTTGCCATACCCAGCACCTTAGCAGATGCTAAGCGGGCAGGCAACAATTATCTTGACATGCTAAGCGGCCTTGAATAGAATTGTTCTTGTAGACGGCCCGACCGGATGTTCTAAGCATCCAGCCGAGCCTAACCACACGAACCTATATCGGAGGCTCACATGGCTGCCCAGCATCTTACCGCTCTCGCTTCCCCGGAATTTCCACAGGTCCTCGACGTCTGCTTTTCCCGGCTACAAGATCAGGTCGCGCGGGTGATGGCCCAGAGCTATCTCTCGGAGTGCGACTTCGAAGATCAGTACGGAGACTGCCGCCAGCGGGCCACCGTGCATCACCTGGAATCGGAAAAAGAGTATTGTGCGGATCACTTCCGGAAGGTGGTGCAACGTGGCTGATTTCACTCGCGGTCCGTGGAAGGTCGCCCACTCTGGTTACGCCAATTCTCCCTTCGTCATCTTCGCCGGGGATCGAGCGCCGAATTTCCGCACGCGCTTTCCGCTCTCCGGTGTCAACGCCATCGCTGAGATTTTTCACGATGAGAGCCCTGCCCATGAAGAGCAGGCCGCCAACGCTTCTCTAATCGCCGCCGCGCCGGAACTCTTCGACGCGCTTGAACGTTTGCTTGAGAGCGACGGGATCAGCAACCGCGAATTCGCCCGCAACGCCCTTGCGAAAGCGAAGGTGACCCGGTGACCCACGCCGACCTCGCCGAATTCGAAACCCTCTTGCAGCGCCGCGAGCTGGCCGCCGTCACCTGCGTCACGGCCATCCAGTTCGTGCTGCTGATGTTTGAAGCGCAGGACTTTGAACCCGCACGAAAGTATTTGCAGGACGCGCTCGATCAGCACAAGGCGGCCGACGTCGCCATCGCGGCATTTCACGCTCGACATTTCAAAAAGGAGCAATCGCATGCAGCCTAGCAACGGACAGTTCCACGAAGACACACAGCCCGGTGTAGTTCTGATCCCGGCGCCCGCGCTCGAGCACGCACTCGCTCTGCAACGCACTCCGCAGATCGTGATCGACGAGGCTCGCAAAGCCGCCGCGGCACTGAATGCGATCATCGAAGCCAAACCGAACAAACTGGTCCTGAACGATAAGACCTACCTCTGGTACGAAGATTGGCAAATGCTCGGCCGGTTTTATGGCGTCACCGCGGGTTCGGCGGACCAGGTGCCAACGAAGTTTGTGGAGTACGGCGAAGCCCGCGGCTTTGAAGCGACCGCGGAAGCGCGCCTGGTCAGCACGAATCAGGTAATCAGCCGCGCCGACGCCATGTGTCTCGACGACGAATGGAAGTGGGAAGGGAAGCCGCTCTTCCAGTTGAAATCCATGGCGCAGACTCGAGCATGCGCGAAAGCTCTCAGAAATGTTCTCGCCTGGGTTGTCGTCCTGGCCGGCTATTGCCCAACGCCGGCGGAAGAGATTGAGGCCGATCGGCCGTCCACGTCGACGACGCCGGCGCCGGCACCTGCTCAATCAATTCCCGCACCGCCCACTGCCGCGAAGCCGATCGCAACGCCGCGGCGTGCAGGACTGATCTCTGAGGCGCAGATCGGCCGGCTGTATGCCATCGGCCGCGATCGCGGAATCTCGAAGGCCGACGTTAACGCCTGGCTGGGGCAGTGTGGATTCGCCAGCGCGAAGGAAATCCCCAAGGCGCGCTACGAGGCTCTGTGCAATGCGCTGATGGGGGTGCAGTGATGGCGACCGCGACATTCACCGCTGAGGGGCACGTCTACACTCACGACGGCAAAGTCGTGCCCAGTGTGACGCAAGTGATCACGCTCGGCGGCGTCGACGAGCTGGCTGGCGTCCCGCGGCGCGTGCTGCAACGTCCAGGCGAAATCGGAACCGCGGTGCACCTGGCGACCCGGTATCTCGACGAAGGCGACCTCGAGGTCGACTCACTCGATCCCGCGATCGTCGGCTTTGTGCTCAGTTGGGAACGCTTCAAGAAAGAGCACGACTTCACGCCCGTGGTGATCGAGCGTCGCGGCATCAGCGTCGATCCTGGGAGTGGGCTGGTCTTCGGGTTCTGCCTCGATCGCATCGGCATGCTGGGCGATCGCGAAGCTCTGCTCGATCTGAAAACCGGGTCCGAGGCGCTGGCGAGCTGGGGCGTGCAAACCGCCGGCTATGCTGAGGCCTCGGAATTCGACGGACCGCGCATGAGTGTCCACCTGTTCGAGGACGGCACCTGTGGCGAGCCGATCCCGCATGAAGAGGCCGACGATTTTGCGCAGTGGCATCGCGCGCTCGAGACGGCATACTGGCGCCTGGCACACGGAGCGAAGATCAGATGACCTACCTCACTATTTTCACCAACCAGAAAGCGATTCGCGATATCACCGAGCAGCAAGAGCGCAAATTTGCATCCGGCGCGACGGGCTGGGAAACCGTCAAAGTCGGCACTGAGGAAGTCACTTTTAACATTGCGATCGACTCGGAGCAAATCGCCCAGATGGCGCGGATCGCCGCGCGCAACAAGAGCCAGCGCTGCAAAGATGGCGCTGTCCTGGTCGAGGTCGTGACGCGAAAACGTCTTTAACCACCTTCTCGGCCCACCAGCCAGGGCTTGCGACGCCGAGAATACCAACCGGGGGGTCTGACGGGTGGGACGGACCTCTCAAAGAATTGGAGCGCGACATGAACCTAGGCGATCTCTGCATCTGCGGTCACACGCTCGAAGTCCACTTTGGCCATGAATGTTCGATTGTCGCCGGAAGCCGTCCCTGGATTCGGCGCGACTGCCAGTGCAAACAATTCGTGGTCTGCGATCTCGGCGTTCCTGTGTTTCAAGCGCTGAAGGCCAGCTATCAGGAGATGGTCGGTCTGAAAGCCTATCTCGAAACGTGCAACACCGATGTCATCGTGGATAATCTTCCGTCGCTCATCGAGAGTCTGGGCCGGAAGTGCACCCTCGTTGCAGACTTACTCCGCGAAGCCGACAAGCAATGATCCGCCGCCGCCCCATCCCCAAATTCAAGCTGCACCCGCCCGTCTCCCAGCACTACGAACTCATCCTGGAGGGAGCCGTGAGGCGATACCGGGATGGGAGGGAAGTGTGCCAGGACTCCCCGGCGGGCTGGCGGGAATACAAACGCAGAGTTGGGGTGATGGTCCAGCGCCAGAACCATCGTTGCTGCCTCTGTGGCAGGCGCTTATCGCTCGCACAGGCCACTTTTGAGCATCAGCGGCGCAGAGGGATGGGAGCAGCGTGGAGAGACGACCGGATCACGAAGGACGGTCAGGATTGGAACGGGGCGGCGCACTGGGTGTGCAACGGGGAGAAGGGCTAGAAGAGCTTCGGGAGTTTTCCCTGCCGCGTGCCATCGAGATACCAGAACTTTCCATCTTCGGTGTAGCCAGCCTCGTCGAGCGCCTTATCGCAGGCATCCCAAAGCGGCTGATGGGTTTCGCAGACGGGCCGCGCTGGAACCTCACCTTCGGCGCAATCACCGTCGCACTCGACCAGCGTCGTGCACTCATAGACGGCGCATTTGTGAAGGTGAATCTCACCCACCGCTTTTTTCTCCCACCTGGTACGGCGTGTAGTTAGGGTTCCCCTGGTTGAGGCGGTTCAGAAGTTCGTAGCACTCGCGATACGATCTGGAGTCGCCATTGGAATTCATCGCGCCCGCCGCATACCCTATGGTGATCAGCAAGCTCTGCCAATTTTCCCGGCTCAGGGTGAGCACCACCTGGCCGTCCTTCTCGGAGTAGCCCATTGTTTCTACGCCTTTCGTCTGCGAACTTTGTCCCGGTGGGATGGGGCCCTACCCGCGATCTGTTTGCTCATGGGAAGCGCGTGCAAATCGTTCTCACCATCGGCTTCGTCCGCAAGCAGCGCAGATCGACCGAGCGCGACAAGTGAAACCAGCGCATCCGCCGGCTCATCGCGGCCTTGAATCCGCGACGCTGCCAGATGCGTTTTCTCGACTCCGACATTTTACGGAGAGACTTCGCGGAGTGATGCGAGCCCGTTTTCACTTCTCCCTCCAAATCTGTTCCCGCGCCTTCTGCACTTCCGCGCCCTGCTTCACCCAGGATTCAGCTTCCGCTCTCCGTCCACGATCGTAACCCTGCTTCCAGACGATGAGGAAGATGTCGCGCAGCAGGAGAGTGGTGACGATGCCGGCGGCGATGCCGCACACGATGAGGAAAGGGATCACTGGGGCGGGCGCTCCGTAATTTGAATGTCTTTGATGCCGCTATCTTGTTTGATCGACTCCATCAGGAAAAACAAAATACAAAGGGCCTCCGCTGGGCCTTGCGTAATCTCTACCAGCAGGCTCATGATCTGCGCCGCCTTGTGCGCGAGCAGATCGGCGTTGGCTTCGACAATCGCGCGCGAAGTTCCAGTCCCGAGCGACTTATCTGAGATTTTCTTGCCGAGAATATTTTCGCTCATGCCGCCCTCCGTATCGAATCCGCCTTCATCTCGGTCAGACAGCGCAGCAACACGTTCGCGGCCTGCACGTCATCGGAGGAGCGATGCCGCGAGCGCAAATACCAGATGGCGTGCCGCACCAGGCGCAGCGCAACCAGGCGCGTCGGCGGGGAAATCTGGCTCACTTCGTGTAACCAGTTCTCTTCCCAGCGCAAAAGGCTTTCCAGTTCTTGCGTGTTCATGCATCCTCCTTGGGCAGATCGAACGCGAAGTTGATGATCTCCTCGCCTTTCCGCAGATTGCCTTCGCTGATGGCGCGGAATCCCAGCTCGCAGAGAAAGAGAAACAAGAAAGTTTGCTTCATGCGTCACCTTCGCTTCACAGGGACAGTTAGTGGGGACACCGCCATTTCTGCCAGCGCGTCGCCCAGTTCGTGGAAAAATTCTTTCCAGTCGGAGCTGTCGAGCAGGCGGGCATCGCTTGCCAAGCGCAATTCTCCGGCATGGGCGGCGAGATACATGAAGATCAGGCGCAGCCGTTCGAGATCGACGGGCGCGAGGTTGGCGACGATTTCTTGGGCCTTCATCTCTCCTCCAATCGGAACGGGGTCAGAATCAGACACTTCGGACACTCGGCCACGATCCACTCGGAATGCGCCGAGGGATAGGTTTCCACGCGGGCCGAGGGGGGCAGCATTTCGCCACAGCCGGGGCAGCGGGCCGCGATGGAGTAGTCGGCGAGAGTGGGGGTGGGGATCATGTGGCGTCGTGAAACAGCGAAGATTGTTTCGGCCCGAGTTTCCGGCGCAGCTCGTCGAGATCGACCACATCCTTTTCCGCGTCGTACTTCTCGATGCATCCGAGACACGGACCTTTCCGCCCTTGGTCGATCCGGTGCGGGGTGAACTTCTTGCACTTGCCGCACCAGAAGGGGGCTTCGACGGTGTTGCGGGTGAAGTGCTGGGTCATGGGAACAGTCTCCCGGTTTCACGATTGGCAGAATTCACGGTCGCCATGCACGCGCAGATGCATCCATCGCGATCACACTCCGAACAGTTCCCCAGCAGACAGTTGACGCAGATGCGTGGGCCGACAATTGCCGCCGCCGCTCTCTTCG